CCGACACGGCGTTGACCTGGAACCAGGACGTTCCGGGAGGAGTGGAGTGCTGGTTCAGACCAGGCGCCATGCCAGGAAAGTCCAGCATCCTCACCGCGTATTCCGGGCTCTTGGGATCCAGGAGATCCGGAGGATTTCGACTCCGCTCGCCAGCCATCAGTTACCTCGACGTCCACAGGTTGTCCACATAACGCCGGTCAATGATCTGGACATGGCTCGACCGGCCCATGAACGACCGGGAATCAGCCGCCTTCGCAGCCTCCAGAGCCGCGTAGTAATCTTCCATCGGGAACTTGCGGTCCTTCATGATCCGGATCGTCGCCAGCTTCCGCTCGGAGAGACGAAGAAGCGCAGTCATCATTGCTCCTTCCTCGATATCAAGCGGATCAGAAACCACAAACCCAACACCGTCATAGGGAACATCAGCCGGATCCACAAGAACCGCCAGAGTCGAGGTGACAACCTCCTCGATGTGCGACTCGAACACCACCGGGTTGCCCCCCGACTCGTTGGTCGGCAAGTCCTGGCCAGACCCGAACCGGATCACTGACCCAACATGGGAGGGACTGAAGACGGGCTGAGTCGCGGCTACCCCGCGAAGCAACTGATCGGGATCGTAAGGAATCACCTTGGCCGTTCCAGCCGTCACATGGTAGTTCACAAGCGGCCTGGGACGCCGCTTGTACGCATAGTGAACCGGATAGGATACGTCGGGGAACGGCGCGATCCTGAGTGTGAACCGCCCCGGATACCGCTGGTCGCCAATAATCGAGTAGTGCGTTGGAGCATTGACGTACTGCATGCCCTCCGTGAATCGCAACCACTCCCGCGGATGAATGAACTGGAGATTGCCGAAGTTGTTGGGGATGAACGTGATGTCCTGGGCAATGAAATCCCTGGGCAGCAGGTACGTATCCCCGTAGAGCATCGCCTGCGTCGGCGTCACGAAGTCCACGCCAGGATTACTGTTCTCCTGAAGCGTGAGCTGGGTCGGCGAGATCAGCTTGTCCACCCGGTAGACGTTGTTGATCACCATGAAGTAGTTGGGATTGTCCAGTGGATCGATCCCACTCGCCGGCCCAGGGAGCTGTAGCACCGCATTCTGTGCCCAGCCCGGCCAGGTCGCCTGCGGAGGAGGAGGCTGGATCGTGGGATCAGGCGGCGCCAACGTCACCAGCCTGGGATGAAGACCGGACGACTCCTGATAGGTGACGTTGCCAGCAGCAAACGGAGCATTTGTGATGACCTGGGCAGGCGTATAGAGATACGACCAGTCGAATGCATTGGTCAAATCACGGTACGCTTCCTGAGTCGCCTTCTTGGCGTCACGAAGCGCAGCATCCCCAGGATCGCTGAATAAGTAATCGAGCAAGTGACTTACGACATCCTCGTAAGTGTGAATCACGTCATGATCTCCTCCGACTGTTCGGCCCCCTCTCCGGAGGGCCAGGAGACCAGGGGAGGCGCCTGATCTCTCTGGCCACTCCGGATTGCGGCTGCTTCACAGGCAGCCTCTTCAGGAGACATTCTGGAATCCCGAGACATCAATCGGGATGCCGCGGCAGATACGATATCTTCTCCAACCGGGATGTTCGCCATGGGTTCAACTTCGCGGCGGGCGACGTTGACAGACCCCGAGACTCCCCAGCCTCGCTCTGACGCAATTCTTTCAACGTCCAACCGGCCAGATACCCAAGCTCCAGGGTCACCAGGGAAGCGAGCCAACCCTCGAAGGTACACCTTCCCCGCTGGGTCAATTCCAGCAGCCCGGGCACGACTAACATACTCGTGACCAACAGCAGGGCACGAGGCAAATTGGTTGCCACCCCATGTTCCTTTCCTGAATTCGGCATCAGTCTTGAGCGCAGGACCCTCCCTGCGAGCCAACATGGCAGCCATCCGCTGCGATTCACCGGCCATCCGCATCGCCACATAATGGTCGGTGGGCGCATCCCAGGGAATATCCGCTTCCAGAGCCTCACCAACCGCAGCACGCAGGTTCTGATGCCAACGGTGATACCGCAGCAAGGCGCCACTCATCACGCTGCTCCAGACGGCTGGCCACTGGGCTGCCCATTGACAGGTTGACGATTTGGCATCCCAACCCCAGGATGCGGCTGGTCGCCATGAAGCTCGGGCTGGGCCGGCTGAGGCTGAGGAAGTCCCTGGACAATCACATATCGCTCAGGATCAAGCGCCCTGGACCTGGCCATGTCAGCGAGCAAGTTGTTGATCGGCCGCACGTCACCAGTCTGAGCCGCATACTGCTGCAAGAACGGCGCAACGGCTGTCCACATATCGTTGACAGTCCGGGCCTCGTACTCCTTGTTTGGCCGGCGCGTAGACCCAGCCTCAACCCTATACTCCATCTGCCGGGCCGCTTCCTCGTAATCCATCGTGGCCACGTACTGATCCCAGGCGATCGACCCGGCCGCACCAACGATCGGCCGCACATCGTCAGACCGCAGATGATAACGAGCCGTCAGGGCCTCCTTCTGAGCCACCTCAGACATCCAGGCTTCGACCCGGTTCGCCATGTCCTCCGGGCGAATGCTGGCATTCTGGTTGCGGCCAGCGTACTCCTCGGCACTCCGGATCTGGGTCCCCGTGCCCTCGCCGTAAAGGACATCCGAGAGCCCGCTCCGCTTGTTGAACCATTCCTCCACGATCTGGATGATCTTCCAGAAGTCGGCGTTGATCTCGGGATGCTTAAGAAACGTCACGAGCTGCTCAATCGGAGTACCCTTGTACTCCGCCTCCAGCTCGAGCATCGTCAGGTCTTCTCCGCGAAGCAGAGCATCCTTGAAGCCCTCGGTAAGCCCCTTGAAGACCACGAGGAAGTCACGAGCACTCGTCCGCAGCCGGCCCATCAACCATGACATCGCCCAGTTGAGGAACTTCAACTCGCCCATCGCCGCCTTAAGGTGAGCCATCGGCCAGGGGCAGTTCGGGATGTCATGGAAGTCCAGGACCGTCACCGGCCACTTCTCGTTAGCCCAGAAGGGAGTCGGCCAGGCAAACTTCTCAAAGACCACCGAGGGATCAGATCCAAACGACGGGTCAGCCGTCACGTCGGGAGAACAGTTCAGCGGAAATGGAGTGTTCTCCGCCACCACGAGATACACGTAGTCGCCGAACATCTCAAGTGGACCGCGAAGCGCCGTACTCATTCCAGAGAGTCGGCCACCGACGCCCATCTTCGACCACAACTGGTAGTAGACCAGAAGATCGTTTGTGAATCCCCGTTTGCGGTCGAACAGCAAGTTCTCGTCCAGCATGATGTTCGCCTGCTGGCTCATCGACTCAAAGTTCCCTCGCAGAGATCCACGCCGAAGATTGTAATCTCGCTCGACCTGCCAGACCGGATGAATGCGGCGCCTCGCGATCCACTTGCAATCCTCGAACCTCGGGGCGTCAACATCACAGAATAAATGGTCAACCGTATCGTACTGACTCCTCACCAGCTTCCAGTTCGTTCCGGGAGGGATGTACAGCTCACTCCAAATACAGCCCCGCCCCTTTATGAGTGCCTCATCAATGGCACGGCGGGACTCCTTGGCGAGATCGAACTCGAAGGGGATATAGTTGAGCAGGGTCTCGAGGAGAACTCCCCTCAACCCGCCAATCCTCATCTGCTGGTCTTCCGCAGCCATCAAACTCTGGTAGACCTGGGGATTAGGGAAGAAATCAGGCGGAATCGTCACCGGCATGCGAGGGCGGGCAACCCGAACCGGGTTCTCGTAGTAGAGGGTCGGCCCAAAGATCGTCACGAACTCAAAGGTCTTGTTGACGACCACCTTAAAGTCAGGGCTCGGAAAACCCTCCTCGGCGTTGATCCCGCCGAGCGTGGTCAGATTCGATCCCATCAGCTCGTCCCAGGAGCGAGGACCGTTATAGAACTGCATGCATTGCTGAGCAAGCTCGTCAAAGACCCGGCGCTTGTGGTCAAAGGCATGCCGGATCTTCCACATCCAGTGCTGGCAGCACGCGGCCAGCGCAGGGTCGATCTCGTGCCGAGCGTAAGTCGAAGAAATAGGCACCCTTACGCCGCCCCACTCTTCTTCTTGGGAGCCTGCACAAAGTCGTCATCCTTGATCCCCATCAGCTCCCGCAGGATCTTCTGATCCACGGTGAAATCCCAGATCCCACCCTCATCGGGATGGATCTTGAACGACCGGGGATCGTTGACATAAACCACGCCGTCCTTGGGCAGGCCCATCCGAGCATCGATCGAAAACAAGACCACCGAGATCCCCGACCGTCCGATCTTTGTCACCAGAGCCGGCGACCACTCCATCCCAAGTGCCGGAGCCCAAAGACAGACCGTGTAAGGATCGGGCGGCTGGTACGCTTCCTGGGCAGGCATAGCGTTTCTCCAAGAGTAACTGGTCCCACTCTAAGACTTAACACCAAAAGCGGAACCTAGCCAATCCGGACGCTCTTCCCCCAGCCAGTGCGCCGCCGTTCCTTCTCACGCTTCTTGCGCAACGCATCAATCGTGTATCCCACACTGATGCCCTTAGCTCTCTTCGGCTTGTACCACTTCAGAGGAGACATCGCCAGATAGCGTAGGCAATCCATCAAATGGTCGTTCACCTTCATGGGCTCATCAGTAGGAACCCCGTCCTTGATGCTCTTTTTGTAACAATAGTTCTTGGCTTCCCAGCACAAAAAGGGGCACTTGTCATAGAACACGATCCACTTCGAGCTTCTCCCGTCGATGACATGAAACCCGGCCCGGACAGCCTCTAGCCCAGCCTGAATATTGTCCGATGCCCAGATGAATGAAGCCCCTCCAACCTCGAAGGAGACACCCACGCCCTGAAGCGCCTCAACGTACTGCTGCTCCACCGTGCGACCGCTGCCTATCTCGGTCTGCCTCCCAGCCCTATGATCAATAATGGCAGCTCGCACTCTCTGGCCGGTGGGATGAATCCGGCCCTTTAAAGCCTGAGCAAAGATCTGAGCGTCAGCTCGCTTGATGTAAAGCTCGTCATAGATGAAAACGTGATTGTGACTCTCGTGAGAAGGAGGAGGCACGGCACAGAACAACGTGGCGCACACCTGCCTCCCGGGGTCCACGGAAATGTATCGCGTCCAGTCATCGGGGATCTGAAAAGACTGCATCCCATGGACACCGCGGGGCATGAACTCGGGGTACACCTTGCGCCCCAGGAGTGCGAACTCACCATGGACGCGAACCCCGATCTCGTCTTCGTTCCCTTCAAGCTTCCTTATGAATTCTTGTTTTGAATCCTCGCTGATGTACATATTGTCAAGGAGAGTTACATGAAAGTCATCGACTGGAGGCTCAACCTCCCCCCTGCACGCCGCCGCACGCTCGCACAGCTCATAGAGCTGCTGGGTCCCCGCCTGTGGTGTTGCGGACCAGATGAACTTGCCGGATTTCCTCTTCCCAGTAACGAGGTTCTTTTTGCGACAATCAATGAGTCGGGCACTCATTTCTGGATACCACTGAGGATGCTCGATCTCCTCATCGAATGCGACAAGATCCACTGCAACACCCTGGCTTGGCTCTCCGAGGGACGAGAAGAAGTGGATCTCCCACCCGTTCTTGAGGCGAATGACCGACGGTACGCCCTCCCGTTTGTTTCGCCAGGATATACCCTTGGGTCCATAGAACCGGCCAGGGATCAGAGGTGGCGCCTTGCGCTTGTCATCTTCCCGAGCATCATCTATGATGGGAAGTGCGGGGCGCCAAGCGCCAGTTTCGAGATCCTTGATGATCTCGAATGCGCCCGGGCGAAAGAGCTTCTTGTACATTACCCGGGCGATGTGTCGCTCGTCCTTTCCAACGAGATAAGCAATCCCGTCCGTCTTGGGATACTTGTCGTATGGATCGGACCCAGTTACAGCTCGAGCAATCTCGACGAAGGCTGCCAGGGTCTTGCCGGCACGATTGCCTCCGCGTATCACGCGATCGTCGGCGTCCGACCGGTGAAAAGCATCCTGTAGCGGCATCGGGCGGTAGAGCCGCAACGCCTCCATCTGCCGCCTGGCCACCTCACTCAGGATCCTCCTGGCGAGGATCTGCTCGGCACTGCTGAGACTATTGACCCCACTCGTCCCATCCTCCGTCGGGAGGCCCGGCGTCCTCGAGCCCGCCGTCGCCAGAATCCCTTTCCCGGTCGGGCCGCTGAAGCTCGTCCTCCACTGCACTCCTCTGGGATTCTGCAACCTCTTTCTCGGCATTGGGATCACCCATTATCTTGTTAAGGAGGCCAGTTGCCGCCTCGGCCAACTCGGCATCACTGAACTCCGATGGGTCGATATCCTTCGAGATATCCCGGTCAGTGTTATTAATAATTAACCTCTGAATCATCTCGAAGAACCGCTGCCGAACCATCGACCCGGGAGGCGCCGCATCGTATGCGAGCTTGATCTCATTGGCCAGCTTTTTGGTCCCTCCCCAGGTGTCAATTATGTCAGAGAGCAATTGGCCCGCATCAACCCGTGAACTCATGCCGAGGACTCTAAGAGCCGACGCAACTCTTTGTATCTCAACAGCTTGCGACCCTTTCATGGTGTCACTCCGGAGGGCAATGCATGGGTGTAAAATGCCACGATCTGGCCAAAATGGCCAGATCGTGGCATCGGACCTTGACTCGAAACTCTAGCAAGTTTAACATCTTTTCAGGAGGACCATTTCGATGCCAGAAACCGTGATGTCCGAGCGCCAACTTTCGTTCTTCCGAGCCCTTCTGGCTCCATTCCCAGCCGAGTGCTACGGCACCATCCCCCGAGGGGGAAAATCACTAACCTACCTCAAGCCTCGTCCGATCATGAACAGGCTGGATGAGATCTGTGGCCCACAAGGCTGGACCACGGAGTACACCGCAACCCCCCACGGCCAGAAGTGCCGGCTCAAAATCCTCTGTCCAGATCATACCGCAGACGGATACGCCTGGCACTACAAGGATGACGGGGCCGGCCGCGAAGACATGGGGAGAACGACCAGGGAAGGCGAATGGGAGACCAATGAGGACGACAGCGAGAAAGCTGCGTACACGAATGCATTTCGTCGCGCCGCTCACATGTGGGGATTTGGACGCGAACAGTATATGGATGGCGTTCCCAACTGGATCGCCGATCTCCACGTCAACGCTCCGACCCGATCTGCCGAGGCCAGAACGGCCACATACCCACCATCAGGACAGAGAGGGCACGACTTCTCTCCACCGGCAGTTCCAGGAAAGGCAATGTTCGCCTGGATCATGAGGATGGAAGAGAAGTACCAGGCCAACAAACGGCTTCTCGACGCCGTGACAACGTACTGCAAATCCCACGACCTTCCTTCAAGAACCGACCAGCTTGACGAGGAAGGACTCAAAATGGTCGGGCAATACTGCGTCTCCTACATCAAGTCGTGGCCAGAATACGACGGGATCTTCGGAGACACGAATAGCCCACCCAGACAGAACACGTCAGCACCCGTTGCCGACCCCACGATGGCTCTCAAGCTGGCCATCGTTGCCTCCGTCAAGTCCTGGCTCACGGCCCAGTACGGCCGTGAAACACAACAGCCAGAAGTGATCGCCGCGATCACCGAACTGGCGGCAACCGCCGTCTCGGGCACAGGGCACAAGGGCGAAATCATGACCAGCCTCAAGGACTGCACCGACAAGGTCTGGCTCCAGAACATCCTCAAGGAGAGCCAGAACCAGCTCCAGCGGACCACCTACCTCCACAGTCCGGTGGGCGGGCTGACGCCAGGAGTCTTCGCACCCGAGTTCCCTTGGTAGAGTTCCTCCCACCCCCAACAACCGACCCTCCACTGGACCCGTGGGAAATCAAACTCCTGGCCGAAGGGTTTGACCTCTACATCAGAGAGCTGGGACCACCCATGGACCCGGATGATTGGTCGGACTGGGAGGAACTGCCATGAGGGTCACAATAACCCAGGAAACAGGAACATACGCCACAGCCCTCTCCCTTCTCGAGGATGGCCTGTGGCCAGTCCCGATCCATGCCCCAGGCGAACCAGTGGGATCGCCACCTCGGCCAGCCCTGGGCAAAGAACCGATCGGCAAGTCCTGGGGCAAGGAGAGGCCCACTGTGGAGTTTGTAGCCAAGATGTGGGCAAACAGGCCATGGACCGGCGTGGGCCTCCTGCTCGGCCCCAGGGGAGGCGTCATCGACCTTGAATGCGATGGGCCGGAAGGAGAAGAGTCGATCAGACGGCTCTTCAACAGCCGGATCATCATGACCTGCGGCTGGAACTCGGCGCGGGGAAAACACCGTCTCTTTCAGTATGTCCCCGAGCTTGAAGTCCTATGCAGGTCCATCGTCAAAAGCGACGAGTTCCCTGATCTTGAACTCAGGATCGGACTGGGAGACAAACAGATCCAGTCTGTCGTCCCACCGACCCAGGGAAGAACCTGGAATGGATTCTCGGCGATCGCCCCATTCCCCAAGGAGGCAATCCTCCATCTCAAGGAAGACCGGAAAAGCAACGGCACCATGATCGTCGTCGACAACATCCCCCAGGCTGTGGATCGCGCCAGGAAATACCTGGAGGCGTGCCAGCCAGCAATCTCAGGACAGGGCGGACACAACACCACCTTCCGGGTCGTCTGCCACGCGGGTCCAGGCTTCGGCCTGGACCCGGATGTCTGCTACCAACTCGTCATGACCCACTACAACCCACGCTGCGAGCCACCCTGGTCCGAGACCGAAATGCAACACAAGGTCCACGACGCCTATACCGTCGAGACCAGGCGCGGCTGGCTCTACGAAAGGTGACCAATGCCTTGCCCCACATGCGACCACACCATGCAACCGATCGCCCGCCGACCGCCCATCTTCTGGTGCCCTCGCTGCGGCACCTTCATCGACCACCTGAAAATCCCCGTCCGACCCATGCTCATCACGCGATGCCACCTGATGAGAAAGGAACTCCTCATGGCTACCGGAGACTGGATCTCCGCCTGGGAAAGACTCGGCATGGACGAAGCAATATCCCTTCCTGAAGAGGAGCCGAAATGAAGAGGCCAACATGCAAGACCTGCCCATTCTGGGCGCGACCGGCAAGCCACAGCGCGATAAACGAACGAGAAGACATTGGAGAATGCCGATTCAACGCTCCAAAAGTCACGAAGATACGGCAGATAGGATGGGGAAAGATAGGATGGGGAATCTTCCCGGCAACCATGGAGGACGACTGGTGCTCAAAACATCCCCAGTTCTCCCCCGAAGAGGACAAATACGAGGAGGATGAATGAGCCAACCTTCCGGCAGATGCAAGTTCTGCGGTGGCCCACTCGTCGAAGGAGCGGGAGCCGGGCCACACTGGAAGTCGCTGAACTGCGGCAAGTGCCGCCGCTTCAACCGCTGGCTGCCCAAGCCTGACCACCTCGAGGACCACGCCAGCTTCGTCATGCCGTTCGGCAGACACAAGACAAAAACCATCGCCCAGATCCACGAGGAGGACCCGTCATACCTCCTGTGGATCCTCGACGAGTTCAAACACGAGTCCGGAGTCTACCGGAAAGTCAAAAGATTCCTGGACCAACTCCAAAAACCCAGGCTCGCCATCGCCGAGCCCTGCCCAGAAGTCGATCCTCGGCTCGATGAGAAAGTCACCCCGTGGTGGGATGACCCCGATCACCCCGAACCTCCATTCTGAGGACCATCATGACCCAGGCACAAATCCGCAAAAGACGAAAGGAACTCGAAGGCCGGCTCAAAGAGATACGGGGAGACGAGAAGATCGTTCGGGCGCAACTCAAAGCCCTGGAAGGCGAGTGCGACCATCCAGATCTGTACGAATATTCGAGTTGCGGAGAACTCGGCCAAAAGTGCCCCGACTGCGGCCTTCAAACCTGAACAAGGAGACAGCAGTGCGGAACATCCTCACGCCCCAGCAGAACGCCGACAGGCTCCGCGAGATCTGTAAGCTGCCCGGTGAATCCATCACCATCACCAAGGAGACAGCACTCAAGATCGCCGAACAACTCGAAACCATGAGCGACAACACCATGTACCTGCTCGAGCTGTGGCACTCCGCCAAGATGAACTTCCTGACAACCCAACTCGGCGAACTCGGCAAAGAACTCCAAGAGGCCGTCCAGTACACCATGACCATGGGCGGCAAACCCAGAGGGAAATAACCATGCCGCATGCACCCACTCGCCTCACGCGCACGGGCGCACATGCACGCGCACATAAGGCTAGCGCGCTAACCCCGGTTCGGACGGGAAATGCTTTGCGGCCTCGTCTTCCAGACTCGGCCCTTGCGGGGGATTGGCTCGCCATCCTGGCTCGCCCCGGATTGGGGGAGATAACCAGGGGGGTGTCCCAGGGCAGGGCAGGGGAGGAAGGCCCCGGCAGGGGACGGGGGGAGGGCCTTGTCCAACGCGCTGGCCCAGTGCGCTGGCCGAGGTGGTCATCCCAGACCGGAAGGGTGGGGTTTCCCAGTCCCAGCCCCAACCGATTTGTACCATCCATGTTGTGCACGTTGTCTGCACAGGCGAGGGACTTCTCCTCTTCTGGACGCCGACGGGTCAGGCAGTTATACATGCCTTTCCAGATCGGAGCGGTCAGCATTGCACCAACCGCTTTCTCCGCCCGCTCGACTTACGTCCCACTCGATCAGAACAGGTTTTGTGAGCAGGGCGGAGACGCTCGCTCTGCCGGCGAACGCCACTCTAACCTGGGATCGGTGGGATGGCAAGGGGCGAGAGAAAAAGAACCGGCCGGGCAAATGCGCCAGCAGAGCTGCCCGGCCGGCCAAGCCAAGCGAACGCAAGGGCGACATCATGGGATGGCACTACACCCAGATCGTCCCCCGCGACCGCAACGTCTACGCGCTCATCATCAACGACTAACCGTCACCCAGGGCCAGGGATGGCCCGCTTTCCCCCACGAGGAACCCATGAAAATCGCAGACGTCAAGATCGGCCAGCTCTATCTCGTCAAGGTCTCCGGCTCGATCCAGCCGGTCCGGATCACCGCCGAGGCCAACGAGCGATTGACCTCCGCCGGCTATCGCCACGGTGGATGGCACGCCGTCAACATCAACACCGGCCGCGAGGTCCGCATCCGGTCCGTCCAGCGGCTCCGCTCGCCGGTTTCCTGATCACTCAACCCAGGGCCAGGGACGGCCCGCTACCCGAAGGAGAATCCCACGATGATCGAACTTACCAAACCAATCTCAAACGCAACGCTCTGCGAGGCTATCGCGATTCGGATTGATCGCGTTTTCCCGGCAATGTCTGTCGCCAATGCCCTTGGAGGGCATCAAGACGATGTATGGCAGACCATCAGGAAATACAGCGTTGCCGAACTAATCGCAGAGGCTCTTGACCGTGGCATCAACGTCGCGGATATCAAATCCTCCATTCATGGAGAGCGTTTTATTGATTCACAGTATTACCTGAAGGTCCGCGATGAAATTGGCGGACGGCCGGATTTCCCGAAATGATACCCAGGGCCAGGGATGGCCCGCTTCCTACCCCCAATCCCCAACCACGAGGAACCCATGACTCAGAACACGACTCCTAATCCCGCCCGCGCTCATCAGCGGGCCGCCGCCGAGATCGAAAAGAACCTCCGGATGTTCACCGGCTCCGAGGAGGTCCATCATCACTGGACCCGCCGCCTCCACTACACCGATGGGGTGGCCTACCTGGCCGAGGCTGCCGCCGCCCACTGGCTGATCGATCTCGTGGCCTCCTATCAGACCCCGAAGCTCGATGCCAAGTGCGAAGGGGCGAGAGAAAAAGAACCGGCCGGGCAAATGCGCCAGCAGAGCTGCCCGGCCGGCCAAGCCAAGCGAACGCAAGGCACTTTCATCCTACCACACGGTGGCAATCTGTCAACCTCCAATCCCACGATTTTCATAGGAGGGTCCTGATGTCCAAGCGAGAATGTAGCTGGCCGGGGTGCCCGGTCATGGTTGACCCCCAAATGTGGGGGTGCAGGAAACACTGGTTCATGCTCCCCAAGGCAATCAGAGACCGGATATGGGCCACCTACGAGCCGGGCCAGGAAACCAGCGGCTCCCAGTCCGATGAATACTGGGAAGCTTACAAGGAGTCGATCCGATTCGCCAACTCGGTCAACGCCAAATGGAGCTAGACTCCAGCCACGTAAATGATAAACTTACCCCCAACATACCCGGCTGATCACCGGGCTTACCCCGGCCGTGCTGGCGTACTGTTTCTCTCGGTGCGGTACGCTAGCCGGCCGGGCCATCTCACGTCCAGGAGGCCAGGATGCGACTCACCTACAAGGACAAGGAATGCAAGTGTTCCAGGTCCCGGCCAGAGGAGAACGTCGACGATGCGGATTCATACGCCGTGGCGCGGATGTTCTCCGATGTCATGCGAATGATGGATGTTCCAAGATGGCGAGAAGTCGTCGCCTACATGGCGCAAGACCTTGGTGGATCCGAGCATGACCTGGTGGGAAGCGAGCAAGAGAAGCCGTTGTGGAAAACCCTTTCCGAAGCGGTCGATGATTACCTCGGATTCTGGTATGAGCACGACGAGCAAGTAGAAAGCAGTCTTAAAAGGGAGAATGCTTCATGCGCACCGCAACCAGGCCAGTCCACGAGGCTGGAGAAGAACAGGTCTGGATCCCGATCAAGAAGATCGAGGCACTCAAGCCGGACCCGAAGGACCGGTCCTACAACAAACAGATCGCCATGGCCATGTGCGAGGACATCAAGGTCAACGGCCAACTGCACCCGATCCACGTCCGTCCCCACCCTGACCCTCGAAAGAAGAATGGAGGCTGCTACCAGCAGATCACCGGCCTGCACCGAATCGAGGCGCAGCGGATGGCAGGCTCGGACTGCGTGCTGTGCGTCGTCCGGGAAGCGGATGATAACGAGTTCATGGCGATCAGGGACGCCGAGAACGCGATCCGGAACAACCTGACCAGGGACCAGACGATGCGCGCCATCGCCCGGCTCCAGGCTTTCTACGAGACCAGCCTTGCAAAACAGAAGACCGCACTCGAGCAGAGGCGCGACGAGATCATCGCCAGGAACCAGGAAGCCAAGGAGAAACCAGCCCAGGATAACGGGAGCCCTGCCCCGGCAGATAAGGTCCCCAGGACTTCGAGAACCAAGCCGGCAGGGGAGGCGAAGAAGACCAGGACCGGGTTCAATGACCTGGTCGCCTCAATGCTCGGCGTCTCGAACCGGACCAGCCGGCGGTTCATCAAGGTATCGGAAATGGTTGCGTCCCTCACAGACGACCAGACGGAGATCCTCTTCCCGGCGGGAAAGGCAACCGAGAACATCCTCACCAAGGAACTCGAAGCCTTGGTCCCCCTCGACCCGGAAGCCAGGGCAAAGGTCATCAACCTCAAGGCCGGTGGCATGCCGTGGGCACAGGCCATCGCACAGCACACCCCCAAGCCGAAACCGGCCGAGCCCATGGTTCGCCAGGAGGAAGACTATCCCCACAACGAGTGGATCGAGACGTTCTGCGCCAGGATTCTGCCCAAGCTGAACAACCGAGCCGCCTTCGAGACCGAGTCGCTGAAGTGGCGGGAGTTCAGGAAGATCCGCAAGAAGGCCCAGAACGCGGTCAAGGAGCTGCTGGAGTCCTGGCGAAACCGCCGCAAGCCGGGCCTCTACGAGAAGGTCATCGTCCAGTCGTGGAACGTCAGCCATCCTAACGACTGGCTTCCCTGCGGCAACTGTGCCGCCGTGGGGACCGTGCCGATCGGCAGCCCCAAGGGAGAGAAGTGTCCGGCCTGCGCCGGAGGTGGTTTCCAGCTCAAGATCGAAAGGTGGGAGTAACCATGAAGCTCATCATTGCCGGTGGCAGGAAGTACAGACTCACCCCCGAGGACCTGTGCTTCCTGGACCAGCTCGTGTCCGAGCTGCGCCGCAAGAAGGTCAAGGTCTCCGAGGTCGTCACGGGAGGACAACGGGGAGCCGACGCTGACGGCGAGGACTGGGCCAGGATGCGAGGGATCAAGACAAAGGTGTTCCCCGCGGACTGGGACGCCCATGGGAGATCAGCAGGCCCGAGGAGGAACCGGCAGATCGCCGAGTACGTCGGATCAACAGGGACCTGTGTGATTTTCCCGGGAGGAAACGGGACCATCTCGATGCTGAACGAGGCGTCAAAATCGGGGATGACAGTAATCGTCCGGGACAGTACAGCCAAACTCAGAGAGCAGTGAGGAACCACAATGTACGACAAGACCCCGTTGACCCCCACCGAGAGAGAGGGCTTCGAGAAACTCGTCGAAGCCATGATGGAACCGCTGATAGCCCAGATGATCGTCGCAGGCTACATGCCGCTCTGCGTGTTTGCCATAAACATGGAAGAACCGATGGATCGAACATACTTCAATCCGCTCTTCCCCAAGGACGCCATACTCAAAAGCCTTGAGAATCATCTGGAGAGCCTGGACAAGAAAGCCTCTCCCGTAACTTCGGAAGAAACTTCAGCCATCTTCAAAAGGATCATCAACGCGAAGGGGGAATAATGCCAGGATCAGGAGCAACACAGTTTTCGCAAACAAGTCAAGCACTTAACTACCAGGGAAGATGCGAGGCGTGCGGGCGCGACCTCTTCTTTAAGGACGGCGCGACAGCCTACCGGGTGCGCAACAACCACAAGGTGGAGCATGTCGATCTCCAGGGAAAGCAACCGTGGCAGGGGATCCGCCTGATCTGTGTGCCTTGCATGCTTTTCTTCTGGAGAACCGTGGCCGAATCTGTAATCAAGGGGGAAGCATGAGTTGGACACACCTGGCAGACACGACTCCGACAGCGAAGAAATCCTACCGGTGCTATCTCTGCGGCCGAGAAATCGCCAAAGGGGAAAAGCATATCCATCGAACTGGAATCTACGACAAAACAGTGTTCCGCTTCCGAATGCATACCTTGTGCGGGGCAAACACAACGGACTGGAATGCTTCGGACTGGGAGGGTTTCGAGGAGGGGCAACTGCATGAGTAACCTCGAA